TAACGCCGCCGCCGCGTGATATACAGCAGGTGGACTATGCCTTTTTTGACAAGGCGCGGCGAGGTAAGGCGGCAGGTCTGGAAATTGCGGGGCTGCTGATTAAGCCGGTGGTGTCGAAAATTGCGGCGTGGACGCTGGAAACGGGGCTGCATATTCGCCTGGAAGGGGAGCAGGGGCAGGAACGGCTTAATGAGTGGTGGAATGGGAACCTGGCGCAGATTGTGCGGGCGTTTCGGGAATCGCTGGCGCTGGGGGATGCCTATATTGTGGTGAATCCGGACATGTCGCTAACGGTCGTGCCACCGAACGCGGTAGAGCCAATGGTGGATGAGGAAGATTTTGGGCGCGTGGTGGGCTGGCGAATTGAGGAGAGATACCATCACCCGACCGAGACGGGGCGCTATATGGATATTGAGGATGAGTACACGGCGACAGAGCGGGTGAGACGCATCAGCTATGGCGGGGGTGAGGTTATAGAAAGACGTTTCCCTAACCTCATCGGGCAAGTGCCGGTTATTCATATTCGGAATAATGTGGGGAGCAATGAGGAGTTCGGACGGCCCGAAGTCGAAGGGCTGGTGCATGTGTTGCATCGTTATGGGGAGATACTGGAAGCAGGGCTGGATGGGAACCTGTTGCAAGGACGACCAACACCGGCGTTGCAGTTCGGAACGGTGGAAGAGCTTGATGATTTTTGGGAGAAGTACGCGAACCGTGAGACGAAAACGTTTCCTGATGGCAGCACCGAAACCTATGAAAGCATTGAATTCGACAGCGATAATCTGCTCGCGACGACCGGGGCGCTGAAATATGCACAGCCGGGGGCTTTTGCGGGGGAGACGCAAACGCTGCTGGGCGTGCTGTACTGGTTGATTGTGGAACATACTGAGCTGCCGGAGTTCGTACTGGGGACGGCGATACAGGGTAGCCGGGCGAGTGCGGATACCCAGATGCCTATTTTTGCGCGGTTTATTGAAGGGAAGCGGGGGGACGCGAGGAAGTGGGTGATGGAACTGCTGTCGGTGGTGCTGGGGCTAATGGCGCTAACGGAAGCGGGCGTGCAGGTTGAAGAGCCGGAGTTGCGATGGGAGCCATTGACGCAGCAGGACGGGCAATTGACGCTGGCGACGGTGCAATGGGCGCTGAGTGAGGGCTTGTTGGATGAAGAAACGGCGTTGAGCCTGGCACCGGTCGATATTGAGGACGTGGCGGGGGTTATTGAGCGGGCGCGGGAAGAAAGGGAGGCGCGGCGTGAAGAGGCCGGCCAGTTTGACTTCCAGCAGCAGCTTGGGGAACGGATAACGCAGTTGGAGGCGGGGCAGTCAGAAGATGATATGGAGGCGGCGTGATGGAAGATAAGACCGGACGCCGGGGGGGATGATGACGTGAGCGAAAATAAAGAGCAGCAAGAATACAGGCTGCGAGTCAAGAAAATGCCGCATCCGCCAGGACGGTCCAACCTTGAAACTACGCCGCGCGTTATTTTTATTGGAGCAGGCGCTGGCATGGGCGGTCTGATTTTGATTACCTGGCTAATCATCCTGCTGATTCTTCTGGCGTCCTGATCGACTTTAGAGTGAGCAATAGAGATGATGTCTTATCAAGTGTATGATAGTGAGTGGCCGGCGGGGGAATACAGGCTACCCGTGCAGCATAACGGGGTGAGTTATCGCTGGCCTTATGTGCCGGATAGCATTCACTGCATGGATGCGCTGGAACTGGCGGGGATGTTGCCGGATGAGAGTGTGGACATGATATTGGCGGATTTGCCATACGGAACGACGGAATGCGAGTGGGATAAACGCATACCATTAGAGCCGATGTGGGAGGCGTTCAGGCGGATTATCAAACCACGCGGGGCGATTGTGTTGACGGCAACGGAACCATTTGCATCTATGCTGCGGATGGGTTGGATGGAAGGGTATAAGTATGATTGGGTGTGGGTGAAGAACGCAAGTACATTTTTTGTACACGCCAAAAATCGCCCGATGTTGCGCCATGAAAATGTCCTTGTATTCAGTTCCGGTGTGGTGCTGCATCAAGGCCAGTCGGAGCGCCGCATGGATTATTACCCTCAAATGCGCAAAGGAAAATATTACAAGAAAGTTGATAGGTCTTTGCTTGGGCATACTGCAACTGTAGGGCCGCGCCCATCTCACAAGCTTAATTACACCAGAGAATCCTCATATCGTTATCCCGATACTATTTTAAAGTTCGATATGCAATGTTATGTCCGGGTATCACATCCTACCCAAAAGCCTGTCGCGTTGTTTGAATATCTCATCAAGACGTATACACAACCGGGCGAGGTGGTGTTCGATCCGGTGGTGGGGAGTGGCACGACGGCGGTGGCGGCCAAGCAGACCGGACGACGGTATATCGTGGGGGATATGCTGGCAAAGTATGCGGAGATGACACGGCGGCGGTTGCACCCGATATTTGGACAACCGGCTATGAGAGAGCGGGCGGTATTGCCGCTGGGAGATTTGCCGCTGTTTAAGGGCGTGGGGGATTGAGATGGACGGGCTGTTGATGGTGGTGATTGCGGGGCTGGTGGTGGTGGCCAGGGTGGCCCATCAGCAAGCGAAAAAAGAAATTACCTTGATAGAATGGGAATACCGACATGGCAGTGACATGGGAGAGCCGACGGCTTCGGAATGAGAAGGAAGTCGATAGTCGGCTGATTGAGGATATGGTGGGGCTGGGGGAGCAGGCGGGGCGGTTGGTGCTGGCCAGGGCTACGGTGCAGCGTGACGGGCGGCGCGTGGTGCCAATTGACCGGGAAACCAGGGAGCAGTTGAGCCGTGAGGTGTGGGGGCGGGTAGTGAAGCCATATTTCATCGGCGGGGGTGATGAAGCGCTGGTGGGGCCGGAGCCACAATCGCCCTACACCCGGCTCATGGTGGGGGGCATACGCCAGGCGATGGAGTTGACGGCGGAGCGGCATGTGCAGATTGTGCAGCGGATAGCCTCGCCGGGGGTGCGTGATTGGCTGATGGCCGTGCGGCCAATCGGAGAGCAGGGGGGCGGGGGTGACCGGCGGCCCTGGTATGACCCATTCCATTTATTTGTGTACCGGAATAGCCCGTACCGGCTGAGTGACCGGGTATGGAATACGGCAATCGAGACGCGGGCGAATATTGATGCGGTGATGGCCTATCACATCCAGCGGGGGACGGCGGCGGTTGATATTGCCGACTTGCTGGTGAAGTACCTTAAGCCGACGGTGAAGAACATCCGCACAAGGACGCCATATGGGGTGCAGGGGAGCTATGCGGCGCGGCGGCTGGCGAGGACGGAGGTCACGGCGGCGGCGGGGCGGTCGATGGTGAACGCGGCGATAGCGAATCCGTTTGTGGAGGGGGTGAAGTGGAACCTATCGCCATCGCATCCGAAAACGGATAACTGCGATAATCTGGCAGCGGGTGGGCCGGCAGGGGATGGGGTGTATGATCCCCGGAATGTGCCGAATTACCCGGATCATCCGCATTGCGTGACACCAGGGCAGCTTGTGCATACTGCACGGGGGTTTATACCGATTGAGGATATTGTGGCTGGTGATAAGGTTATGACACATGAAGGCCGGTTCCGGCGGGTCAATTATGCGTGGCATACGCCATGCAATGACACGGTTTACGAGATTGTGACCAGTGCCGGAACGATTGAACTGACAGGCGAACACCCTGTTTTAATCGAACGTGGGTGGGTCAATGCCGAGGATGTGAAGCCGGGCGATAAGGTCTTGTATACAGGCGTCAACGTCGGTTTTGATAGCCGTCCCGGTGTAGCGAATAGTGAGCCAGCCAAGTTCAGCAAGGGAATCGTCTCGGATAGCGTCCCGTGCGGGATCATGCCAATATTCCCCGTCGCACTCAATCGCGACCTGGCAGGGGACAAGTGCGAAATCGACAAAGAATGTACCGACGGGGTATTCTTTAACAGCTTCAATGCCCCAGCGGAACAGTGCTTCATCCATCAAGGTTTCGATGTCGGTCATGCCCCGGTATTGGAGAGAGCAGGCACGGGAACAACAGAAATTTTTCGGAGCGTGGGACTTTTTGATAGAGAAGAGTCTGCCACAATTGCGACATTCTTTGACAACACGGGTCTGGGCGCTGATAGCCCTGTTGTGAACAATCATTTTCTGCAAGCCGGGATTATCGAGTTGCTTGGCACGGGAAATCTTCAGGCGACTATAGAAGCGGCGGGCAGGGTTATTATAGCCGGTGATGTCCCTTTCGGCATTAAGGCTACGGAACAAATTGCTAGTCTGCTGACTACGGGTGCCATCGTCTTGTTCCCAGGTGAGGGTAACACTTTCGGATATGGTACGTATGGGGATACCACAATCAGTGAGCATCTGGCGCAACATGCGGTAGGTGATGGCAAGCATATCACAAAGCTGCGGAGTGCTGAAGCCGCGTCCGATGTAGAAGTCGAAAAGCAGGTCATACAACTGCCGTCCGGTCTGTTGTTCGATGCGTACCTTGTGCCATTCGAGAACGGTAAGGCTATGTGTAGCGGCGTGTTTGGCGTTGGGACGTTTGAGGAGTTTGCCACAGATAGGGCAAGTGAAATCGAGCTTCATGATAACCTCTCGGTATTATCTCTCGGTGCTGAGGGGGGCACCGCGCCGAGAAACGCGGGTGTCATGAGGGTAGCTAATCCTCATCAAGCCCTGCCGTATTATAGCGCAGTTTCGGAGGTTCGCGAAAGACATTACACGGGCCCAGTCTATAACATGGAGGTGGAAGGGGATAACTCGTATACAGTGAATGGAGCATGTGTGCATAATTGCCTTTGCTATTTGACCCCCGCGCTGGTGCGGGATGCGGGGCTGGTGAATCAGCAGTTGGAGGTGGAGATTGAAGCGCGGACGGAGCGGGCGGTGGCATTGCGGGGGGCGTTCAATTTGAACTGGCTGGTCAATGCGCTGTTTTATGGGTATATCAT